ATGATGCTAATAAAGATAAATCTCTTAATTACAAAGACATTGCAGAAATAATAGGTGTTAGTCTTCCAGATAAAACTGCACAAGATTTTTTTCAAACCAAATTAAGAAATGCTAAAAAGAAAATTGGTATAAGATCAAAAAAAGGTTTTGGTAAAGAAGTGTTATACAATTTAGATGATACAATTAATGCTTTAACTAAAGTTAATTTATCCAAACCTGTTAAAGGTACCGGAACCATATATAGTGTTGGCAGAAAAAATTTTGAACAAACTAATGATAAAGATGGTTTTAATACAAGAAGTTATGTTTTAGAAAAAGTTAGAAAAGTTTCATCAGAACAGTTTGGAGATGAAGCTGTTAAAAGAGCCGGAGAAAATTATGGACATGCAGAAGCAATTGCTAATCAACAAAAATATCCAAAATTATTTAAAAATTCTAACGCTGCAGATATTTCAACTTTAGTTTTTCAGGACCCTGTTTTAAATTCAGATATTCTTCAAGCGTATGGTTCTTGGAAAACAGGAATTGAACAAAAAAGACAACCCATATTAAATAGTTTAGAAAAACTAATAGGTAAAAAAGCAACTCCAGAAAATTTACAATTAGCAACTGTTTATAGAGATGCTTTAAACTCTTTAAATGACTCAGCTAGAACAGAAGTTAAAGAATTTCAAAAAACAAATAAGTTTTTAAGAGATCAAGAAAATAGAATACCTGATTATGAATTAGTTTTACCTAAAGTAGGTGAAACTTTTAAAAGTGGTTTTTTAAAAATTGACATGTCTAATATAGATCCATCTGTTTCTGTTGGTAGAATTTTAGAAATAAATCCAAATGCAAAAAAATTTTCTGATTTATCTAAAGCAGAACAAACTTTGTATAGAGAAAATTTAAGAGGACAATTTGTTGATTACTTAAAATATTTTTATCAAGAATATGGTGTTGATAAAGAAGACATAGAGTCCTTTGAAGAAGAAATGTTTTCAACTCCAATAAAATCAAGAGTTGCAAAACAAAAAGGAGGACCTGTTGAATTATCTCCAATGCCAAGAATGAATTTTAGCGAGGGTACTAAACCAGAAGAGGGTGATACGTTTGTAAAAGAATTAGAATATTTCTTTTTAAATTCTGATGCAGAGTTACCAAAACCACAAAGTTATAAAGAAACTATGAACCCAATTGAAATTGTAAATGACATGATTG